GGTCTATGACCAAAATTCTTTTCAAATAAAGTAGGATTAACCAAGTTGGTTAACAATTCAGGAAAATTCCAGGAAAAATGCATAAATTGTTTCTTAAGAAACGTTACTCGAGATAGTATGTTATTAGAATCAATATAACCATTATTATTGATATTATCAATAGTGTGTCCAGAATTAGCCAAAACTTCTTCATAAACAGGTTTCATTAATTCCACAGGCATCATAATATTACAGTCATCTCCTGCATTTCCAATACGAGTTTCATTAATTAAATTTTGTTGATCAACCGAATTATTTGTCAAGTTATAACAAACTTGATCAATGGCTGTAGCTAATGTGATATAGGCACATAAAGTAGTTACTAAAGATGTAAAAGCATGTCCAGTACTAACCCCTTTACATATTTGATATACCATATTACTCCCAGGAATAACAACACGTTTAAAAATCATTGAGGTCATACAATAGTAAAATAACCGGTCAATCTTTTTACTTACGGGAAAACATAACCTAAGAAACGCAAATGCAACTAGCACTTGCTCTGCGGAAGTATTATTATCATGACCCGAATAATCCAAGTCACAAACCAAATCGTTCCATTTTCTTGGCTGCATACTTTCCTTATATTCAAAAATTTTTCCTTGTCCATAAACTTTTGCAAGCTGACAAAAATGATCGCCGATTTCCGGAATACAATTGGTAATAGGGTTAACTAAACTTTGCCCTATTAAAGTAGGGACATCTTCAGCCATACAAGTAATACGAGTTTTAATTTTCTTTCCTTCCTCCTCATAATTAAATTTGATACGTTTTTCACGACCGCCAATGACAATCATGGAAGTATCTAAAATTTGACGAGAGGAATTCATAATGAATTGACAATATTTATAAGTGTAATCTTTCATATAACGTGTGGAATCTCTACGATAACGTGCTACTAACTGTGAAGTACTTAAACCCGGAAATGCTTTAGGTTTAACATCTAAACCAAAAATAAATTTAGGATCATAAAATTTAACAGATGGTAACTTAAAATCTATATTAATACGTTTTAAAACAGCATTAACCATTTCAAAACGATTATAAATTTTTTTTTTAGGAGTAGCCATATCAATTAAGTTTTGACTACTGTATTTCCAAT